ACTAACAAGCGCGACAGCATTAAAACCTTCAAACGTCGTTTGAATCTCGTCAAGCGATTTACCGACAGGCCGCAAGCGAGCAAAGATATCAGCAAATTGATTAGAAGACTCAGCCAAAGACAGGTTGAAGTTCTTGGCATTTTTTGCAATCAGCTGTTGCACCTGATCGTATTCACCATATTCACCCGCTAATGCCTTGATTCGTATTTGCGTCTGTGCAAACTGTGCGGCCTGATTGACGATGCTTTTTGTAACTGCGCCAAGACCTAAGCCAACCAATGCACCTTTGAGGCCGCCTAATTTGTCGGCTAATGCTTTTGCGCCTCGTGCTGCACGTTCAAACCCAGCGCGGATTTTTTTAGTTGCACGCTCGCCAACAATGCCGAGGTTATACATCACACGCTGTGAACGTGTCATGACCTGCTGCAGCTTTTTGCCTTCCCTATTGACTTGCCGTAACGGGTTGATCGCCTTGACAGCGTTGACGATCAACTCAACGTTGGATACTGCCACGGCTACCTAAGCGATAGCTTTATCTTATCGACGCATCTTTGCACGCTGCACTGCGCGTTCTTCCTCTTCGTTTTTATGGGTGAAGTATGCCGCGTAGTAGACCAGCTCCGCATCGGTTAGTTCGTTACGAAGCCGGCTTACGGTCATCCCTAGTTCGCAGGACAAGAAAAACTCAAACGTGAGCCATTTGTCCTGCTTTAGTCGTTTTTTGCCTCGTCAAGCGATGCATCATTCGCAATGCCGAACAAAAACAGTTCAAGTTCATTCAGCACTGATTCAGGCAGCTTGCGTTGCAGCTTGGCAGCGTCAGCAGCAGCAAACGGTTTAGTCCCGTCTTCTAGTTCTGCCATTTGACACAGCATCTGCGTGCTCATGTCTAGTGCTTCGTCAGACCCTGCAAGCTGTTGTGCTTTCTTGCGATCTGCCCGAGTGATCGGCTTAAAGTACAGATCAACAATCTTCGTGCCGTCTCCATTCTTCAGTTCAAACTTACGCCGCTGATTCAGGTCAAATGCTTCGACCAATTCATCGACCAGTCGCTTAGATCCAGGCATTAAAAAGCGGGCCAAACTATGACCCGCCAACAGTAGCACTAAAGGCTCAAGAATTCATCACTCAAGGTTAGAAGTGATAGCGCCAGAAGTGATGAAGTTGCAGCTAACAATCACCAGTTCACCAACGGTAGAAGTAATCTCCATGTCGGTGATGATGCCAGCAAAGCTAATGCTGTCGGATCCTGAAGTCGTGCCAGTGGTGAACAGTTCAAACGTTGCGTCTGAAGGGTCTGCACTGGTCACAACGTCTTCCAAGAAACCAGCTTGGCCGGTTGCGTCAGGGTCGTAAACAAGCTCGACGGTGCCGGATCCGCTGATCATGCTGCCAACAAAGGACCGGAAGGTGTCGCCGTGATCGGTAACATCCAAGGTCTCTTTAGTAATCGACAGCGACCAGCTGCGAGTGCCAACAATGGTTGCATTAGTGGTACCGGCAGCATCAAACTGCACAGCCCCTTGTTCACCGCGAAGAATAGCCATGGTCAGAGTTCCTCAATGAATTCAAAGGTCACACGGACCTGGGTTTGGTAATACCCTTCTGGTGATGGTGTTGCCACTACCTCCGGGCCGATTGGTGCGTCGAAGTAAACCCCCGACACAATGTTTCGATTATAGAGATCACGAATGCGCTTGCTGATTGTCAAATTGGCGCCCGCTCCCACACCTTTAGGGCTGAAAACGTTGATAACAACCACGCCGGTCATGCGGTTGTCAGATCCTGTAGGTAGGCCCTGGGTTAAGTAGGAAGTGCTGCCGAAGCTGACATTGCATTGCGCCCACGTTGTGTTTGGCGTTGGCTTGTAAGCCATGTTGTGAAACACAACTGGCACCTGCGGGAACTTATTCAGCTCTGTCGCAAGCCGACCTTCAATGGTCGATCTGATGGTGTTCAGGTTTGCTGCCGCCATCAGCTTTGCCGCTTAATACGTTCATATTCTGCCTTCACATAATCACGAAGGTCGTTGTTGATTAGATCAATCCAACCAGGCCCGTTGGTTTGATGGCTGCTGCCTTTGCCAGGAGTTGCCCAGTTCGTCACCTTGCGTTCTGGGTCATACCGTTGTTCTTCTTTCTTACCGGAACCGCCTTGCGCATAAGCGAGCTTTTCTGCATACGGCAGGTTGTTGTGAATGCTGTAGTAGTTGCCTAGCTTTTCTGTGCCGTAGTTGGCTCTGCGCAGTGGCGGCTTTTGAGTTTGATAATCGCCCTCATCCAAGCCAGCAAACGGTGCAGCATTTTGACCAATCGCCCAGCTGTTTCTAAACCGTCCAAGGTCAACGGGGCTTGCTACTTTTAATTGCTCATCGGCTTTAAGAACAGTTTTACGCAGCAGTTTTTCTACCTGCTCTTCCATGTGAGCACCGATCTCATCAAGCCGAATTTCCTTTGCCATGATCAGGCACGCAAGAACAGTTCATAAGTAATCGCGGTGTTGTCCTGCTCAATCGTTCGGCGTTCAATGATTTGATGCACGACACTGCTGATTACCACTTGATCATTAGTCTCAGGAACGGTCGTTAATGCATTCGCCGCAACCGTCAACTTTTTATCGTCAGCACGGATTAGCTCGTTGACCTCGCGTTGCGATACATTTTCAACAACACCGCTGATGGTTACGTCACTCACAGAACGATTGATTTCACCTGTAGTCGTGTTGTAACTACCTTCGGTGACATACCGAATCGTGACATCACCGCCAAGCTTGCTGATGGCTTTGCCTGCAACCTTTTTCAGCGCGTTAGCAAGTCCCATCAGAGGCGGTAAGCCATTACGGAGCCGCTAGTCAGCGTGATGCTTGTGATCACACCGCAGATCTCGCAGCTTGCCTTTAGCGGTGCTGCAGCCATCGAATTGCCGGTGATGTCTTCGGTGTCGATTGCAGCGATCACAGAATCTTCGAGGGCGACGATTTTGCCAAAGCGACCTGTATGCGCTGCGGTGTCGTCAATGTATTCGGCACCCGGATACATGTATTGCATGATTAACTCCGTTTGATGGAAACGTTACCCGGCCCACTGATTCTAATGCCGTTCAAATAACCCTGAACAATCGGTGGAATACGATCTAAGCCAACTGCACCAAACTGGTTCGGTGTGACATTTAGGCTGCCGATGCTGACGTTCTTGTAATCCTCAAGACCGCTCAGACCAATGCCGTCCTTGTTGTTGTGCAGGTAAACAGCAAGCACCGCCTGTGCTTTCTTGACCCGTTCCGGAATCTCTTCGTCGGTGTAGTAATCCGTGGTGATGCGAAACGGAAAACCAACGCTGTAAGTATTGATATACGTCCCAGGACGCCTGACACCAGTGCGCGGCCATTCAAGGGCTTGCGTATCAGTCGCCTTCGCACCTAAAAACCGCTCGCGATCAATGCGCTGCGCAGCGGTGTAAAGGGCGCGATTTTTTTGATCTGTCGTTGCACTTGCCCATGCAACAACATCATCATCTTCGATCAAGCCGTCGATGATATCTTGCGCGTCACTCAGCGTTAGGTAGCTGTTGGCGCTTGCGCCGCCCGCCGTTGCGTCGATTGAGATTGCCATCGGGCTTCACGGTCTGTTTTTTAGATTTTGGCGCTTCTACAGAAGAAGAGGCCACCGCATTTGCGGCAGCCTCGACCTCATGTTTTCGCCGGAAAGCGAAAAGACCCATTAGGAATCAGATCCTTTCAGGGCGACGAAGTTCAGCACAATCGCTTCAGACGCAGAAGAAGTTGAAACGTTGCTGACGGTGATCTTGAACGAACCAGCAGCGATGCTGTTGGCTTGCACGAGATAGGTGCCTGCAGTACCTGCAGAACCGTGATTCACCACCACCACATCAGTGGCGCTGATCTTGTCGTTGTTGACGGTGAACGAAACCTCTGCACCAGCGGCCAAGGCACTATTTTTCATAGTGATTTGACCAGACTCTGCATTCAGAGTCACGGCAGTGGACTTGTTGGTTTCTTGGGTAACAGTGCCGCCGCCGGTAGGTCCGACGAGCTTGCCTGCACCAACTTCAAAGATGGATGCCATGGTTAATTACCTTCAGTCTTGGTTAGAAACGTTGGTAATACGCACGATCCCGATATTTTTGGTCTCAAAAACTTTGCTCCAGTTAGAAGCAGTTTCGAGAACAGTGCGGGTCGGGTTCACGGTAGAAGAACCGTACTTAGCACCAACGGGGTGGTACACATAATGAGCGTCAAGGCTCATTGCATCGCTCTTGGCAAGGATGTCCCGGTCTTGCTCGATGTCGAGACCGGTTTGCTCGCCAGATGCAACGGCGCCAGGAGTGAATGCATAAGTTGCATACTCGGTTGAAGAACCAGAGCCTGCAGTTTGCACATCGTCGCTGACAATTACTCGGCAGCCCATGTATGTTGGCACAGAAGGATTGCCAAACTGGCCGCTTACATCACCACCGGATTGAGTGGTAGAGGTGCCGCGTGCATCGTCTGAACTGACGTACTGAATGGCATTGCGCTCATACAGGTCGTAGTACACCTTGCTGTGCATACAAAGCACAGAAAGCTTCTCGCCTTGGTCGCCGAGAATTGCGCGAGCTTGTGCAATCTGACGCGCAGAAAGTGCGGTCGGAGTGTCACCAGACTCAGAGTCAATGCACAGCTCAAAGAATGCGCTGCTGCTAGTGTTGGCGTTCAGGGAACCGAACACACCGGTAAGGGTGGAGATCAGATCCTTTTGACGCTGGTGCGCAATGTAGCCAGCAAGCTTTTGACCAATCGCAGCCATCGGGTCAGAACCTGCAGCCAGTGCGGCGAGGTCGCGTGACTCGAATGCCCTCCCCCGATGGAGGATTACGGCCGTTTGCTGGTTGGTCGTGATTTTGCCGGGAGTCAGTGAAGAGCTGTCGGTCAGCACTTCAAAGTCGCCAGCCAGGTTTGCTGCGAAAGCAGGAACCTTGACGAAATCACCGCCCTCGGTGGCATTCAGTTCCGCCATCGGAGACACAACACCGGACTGCAGGAATGCATCCCGACGGGTGGTCTCTTCAATGATGTACGGGGTAAATACCTCGGGTACGATGATATCGCTACGCAGGGTAGCCATAACAAATTACCAAAAAAAGGTTTACTGAGTCGGGCACAGCCCTACTGGCTCAGCACAGCCTCGCCGTGATTAGATCCTAACGACCAGCTGCAACTTTGAGCCTTTCGTATAAATCACGATCAGTGCGAGCTAAACGCATCTGTTCGGTGATGTTGTAATGTTCTGGGCTAAACGGATTCTTTGTTCCTGCAGGAATATCGCCGCCGCCGCGACTCGTTGGTGCGCCAGAGCCCTGTGGTTTAGGTGCTTTCTGCATCCAGTCAGGGACATTTTGTTTTGCCCAGTCGGAGACAGGCGTGCGCTGATAGCCGTCAACCACGACAACAGTGCCATCAGATTCGCGCTCAATTTGGTTGCGATCAAGCTTGGTATTCAGCACCAGCTCAGGATCATGCACAACATCAGCCAATGCACTAACGGCAGGGCTGATTAACTCAAGCTCACGAATTCGGGCTTCCAGTTCTGCAATCCGCTTGTCTTTTTCAGATGTTGCTTCGCGAAACTGTTGTTCAAGTGCTTGACGGGCTTCGTCGTACTTGCCCTTCGACTCAAGCTTCGATTGTTCAACGCTGCGCTTGAACTCGATCAGTTCATTGACATCAACGCCATCAGGAACAGCTTTTGCCTGTTGCTTGGCTTTCTTGTACTCATCTAGAAGCTCGGCATTTTTGCGCCGCATTGCTTCTAGTTCGGTCTGCAGATTAGACAGTTCTGCATTTTGCTCCACAGGAGCAGTTTGCTCTTCAGACATTTAACCCACAGGGCTAATTTGCAGGCTTAGTTTACACCTTTTCTACCATTTGGTTTTATTTGCCCAGTAGGCGGCAGACATTTTGCCCTTGGCAATGTTTTGCGCATGTCGCGCCTTAAATGATGCACGGCGTTCTTTAGCCGCCTTACTTTCGCCGCCACGACGTGGTGAACCCGAAACGCCTTGTTGACCAAAACGAATCAGTTTCACCTTGTCGCCTTCTTTCGCAAGTACCGCGTGCGATTTTTTCGAATGACCTGGCGTCCGCTTCGGTTTGTTATAACCGCTGAATTTTTCGCCGCGATACGAGATGCTCATTTACGCTTCGGTGCGGAACGCAACTGTGAACGACGTTTCAGCACAGGGTTGCCCGTGCTTTCCGATTTGATGCGAATCACCGGATCGTCTTTGCTGCCGACTCGGGTGACAGTGCCACCGCTCGGGCCTTTGACAGATGCCCGTGTGCCTGCAGAACCAGTTACGACACCGTAGGTCCGCTTGCCTTGATACATCCAACTAACGCGCTGTCCTTTTTTCATTTTTTCTTGCCCCCTTTTTTCTTAGCTGGTTTGGCAGGCTTTTTAGGGCCTTTCATGTAGCCAGGCATGGCAATGAAGACGCTGCTTCAATTTATCCGGCCGTAACGTTTTCGCAGATCGGCCAGTGTTAATTCACTGCCGTCATCCCGTACAAGCTTTGCGATTGCATCACGCGGGCCATACTTGGCGGAAAGCCTTTTGAAATATGGAACTCGTGATTCTCCTAATGCTTCTATTTGTCGTGATTTGCTTTGCTTAGAAAGCCATTCGCCGTAACTCTGATTTGCAGGCACCATGCCACCCTGCGCAGCGCGGCGGCCAACTGGTAGCGGTGTTTCGCCTTCCTCTTGTTCAATCACCGGAACAGTTGTCGACCTGCAGTTGAAATGCTGCGGTGGTTTTGGTC